GACCACCGTAGACCGGCACCACCGGAATGTACTTGCCTGGCCAATCCCGCTCCTCAAGGATTTCCATCGCGGTGAGCTTGCACCACTTCACGACCTTCTTGTACGAGTCCCGCTCGCCAACGATCTCTAGCCCGTTCTGGGCCATGAATTCCTTGCTGGGGAGCTGGTCCTTGAACAACCGAGATTTATCGTTTAGCAGGTAGAGCTTTGCCGGCGTGCGCTCAATGTAAAAGTATTCGGCAATCCGAATGTCTTCTTTGGTCACCCACTCAGGGTTTGAATCGCCATTGCCGCGGCCAGAAAAGTTGCCGCCAGCATCTGAGTTGGGATAGAGATCCCGAAACTTATCCTTGCTCATCACGGTCGTGATAAGGCAACGCTCTTGGTCCGATCCGTCTAACGCCACGCTGTTGGGATCGAAGTAGACCGAAAAGGGATTTTCAATGGGGTTGATATAGATCTCTTGATCAAACGAGTCAGGAGCCGTGTAATCGGTGACCACGCGCCAGTAACCCCAACCCATGCGCACAGCAGACTCAAACGCTTTGTCATAGGCGCTATCGGCATCGCTGTTGATCTCAATGTGCCGGCAGATACCCTCGACAACCTCGGCTGTTTCCTTGTCTGCATAGCTGTTGCACGGATGGACCTTGATCCGGGGACGCTGCTGGCGCTGCTGGTTGGCGATCTGACGGCAATAGGCGTCGAGCTTGTTGATCGTCAGGCACGGCCTGGCTTCCAGGTTCCTGCTGTTTTGTATCTCAACCGGCCATTGATCGCCGCTGACAAAGCGCAGATCGTCCAGCGCATCTGATCGGTTGTTGGAGTCGGCTTCGTTGGCCAGCCGGAGAAAGTTCATCGCGTCTGCAATGCGGGAATCGTTTCCCTCGCTTTGATAATTTGCCATTTCAGCCCATCCAGTTTGTCGGTAGCGTAAAGGTTTGCTGTTTCTTGCGTTGCTTTGGCTCGTTGACCATCAGTCCGATGTATCTAAATGCGTCTGCGCCGTGCGAATAATGGTCGTGAAGGGGAGACTTTGAGAATCCACCCGTCTCTGGGTCGACTTCGTAGCGGTAGTGGCGCAGACAGGTAAGGCCTTCCGCGCAGGCTTCTCGGTCGAACCAGCAATTGTTGAAAACAGTTCGCGCAGCATTGATAGAGTCAGCAACAGGCACCCTTGGGATAATCCGGGTCTTATAACCCGCAGCTCTTACGATTTCCTCGATGGATTTGCCAGCCGCTGCAAGCGTTTTATTCTCAGCGTCGTGCGGAAGCCACAAAGTATCGTAATGGTATCCAAAGGTCTGCAATTGCGCTAGGTAATAGCTAATGGTCTTTTGATTGTCCTCAATGTAACGCAACAATCGCGTTTCCATGCCGACAAACTGAAGGAACCAAATAGCCGTGGCATCAGACCACCCGAGGTCAAACACGGCGTGGACGGGCTTGCTAGAGTCGAATGGAACCCGTCCAATGCGCCCCTGAAGCTCGGCGTCCTGCATCTCCCTGGCAAACACTGCACCGTCGACAGTCTGCCGGCATATGCCCTCCCAGACCGTGTTGTAAGCCTCGATGTCCCGCTCCTTCAGCGCATCCTTCTCAGCTCTCAGGGTTTCGGGGAACCAGGGATTGTCGGACCAGTTGATCTTAGTGACCACACAGTCAGCAGGAGGATGCACCACAAAGCGTTGGAACGTCTCATCAGTCTCCAGCTCCGGGTTAAAGCTGATCCAAATCTCCGAATCCTGCTTACGGATTGTCGGGATTAGCACATTCCATGACATTCGAGACACAGACTGCGCTTCTTCTACCCAACAAATATCAACGCCTTCAAACGATTTGATGTTTGAGACATTGTTTTTGAGTCCAACAAAGAAGAATTCAGAGCCGTTCTTAGCCCTGATTGACGTTTGGGTTATTTCATAGAACCCATGCAATCGCAATGCTTCGATTTGATCGCATAAGAGCTTATGCACCGAATCGCGGATTGACGTCTGGAATTCTCTAGCGCATAGAATGCGAGTTGGCTTTGATGCGCCAATGATTAGCAGCGCTCGAGCAATTGCCCAAGACTTACCGCCACCTCGACCGCCATACGCTACCTTATACCGATGCTTGTCAAAAAGAACCGATAGCTTCTCAGGAAACTCGGCATTTGAAACGGCATAATCAATTTCACTCACTGGGCTTAACAAAGGTAACTTTGATGCCCTCGACCGGCGAGCCGTCTGGATTGCTCAGCACAGTCGTGTTGCGCTCGCCCCAACCCATCTGGGCCTTTGACCACCAGATCATCGCCGTGGTGTCGCCAGCCATTGCCTTGTTGTAAAGCGTGTCGGCAATCGAAGCGCTGGCTTTAGCTTTCCCAACAGCCAGCTCAACCTCGTAGTACTTGCGCAGCGTCGGAGCGCTGATGCCGATGAGAGCCGCGATCTGATCCTGCGGCAAGCCGAGTCCAGCAGTCTGCTCGACCTTTGCTTTCGATGCATCAGTAGGAACGTGCGGTGGAATCATCTTTTATAGGCGAAAAAATAGACGGTTGATTGGCATCTTACTCTCGCTTCAAAATGGTAAGATTTTTTTCTTCGCCGGGGAACACGACAAAGTTGCGAGTGCCTTTTCCAGCGCTTCGAGAACCCTCATCCAAGTATTGAATTCCAGGAATTCCCGCCTTACGCAACGCCTCAGACGCAAATGCTTGGTTTTTTGCTAAGTTTCCAGTTTTGGCATAGTCGTTAAGCAAAGCGTAATAAAAACTTCCCGGCTTTTTTTCTTTGTAAAATTGAAAAAATTTATCTTTTAAATCCGGATAGGTCTGCCACAATTTGTTCATGGCGTCTTTCATTTCTTGAGGAGCGTCCTGACTTAACGGCTTATCCCAATGTAGCATTTTTTCAACCATTGGATCTGGCAAGTCAACGTGGTAAAAAGATCCGTGCGGTTCGTTGTAAACCTGCCTCACGGCAGTTTCAATATTTTTTTGACTTTCTTTTTTATACGCTTCACGCATTCCACTCAATGCAGTCTCGAACGTTGACCCATAATCTTTAAATGATTGGGCGCCATTGAGAAGTGCAGAATCTACATTCCTTGCCATCAAACTTACATCTGGAGATAGCCTTGTGCGATAACCTTTTGCCACGTCAGGATGTTCTGCCAAATACAAACCGTGACCATATACTTGCGCGCCTTCTCCGGTCCCAATTTGTGAGGATTTAAATTCGCCCAACGGGTTGGCTTCAGTAGCGGCAAATCGGTGCGGAGTGCCGTGATAAGCCGTTAGTTCTGCAAGCCCTCCAGAACGCCGCATAGCATTCATTGCAGCGTTGTAGGCAACATCACTCGTCGCTAGGTCTTTCAGAGCCGTGCCAGCGATTCTAGCGCCGGCTGCGCCAGCTTTGGCAGTTGGTCCGACCATTGGTGCAACGGTCATCGCCGCCGATACCGTATCTGGTCGCAGCCTGGTCGTGTAACCCGTGCCGGTGGTCAATGGCTCGTTGTAGCTGACTCTGTTGAGCGTGCGCTGTAGCTCAGGAATGCCGAGCAAATCGCTAACTGGTGTTGACAGTCTGCCCTCGGTGATAGGACCGCCGGCCTGGAGCGTAGAGCCAACATCGTAGCCCTTAGCGCCCAGCTCAAGCAAGTCGGCCAAGAAGCCCGAGAAACGGTTGCGCGGTGTCGGCGCAATGGTTCCGGTAATTCTTGGATAGTCTGCCATTAGCAGTTCCAGTTCTTTAGCGACGCCTTGGCACGCTCAGCCGGTCCCTTCGCCTTTCGCACGACTCCTTCCATGCGAGCGCAAAAGCTGGCCTTGCGACCTTTATCTGCGTCGGTCTTGGGATTCGGCGCTGGTGGCTTGAGATTCGAGCCGTTCTTAGCGTTGTACTCAGCACGACCTTTCGCAGTCATCCCGGCGCCCTTCTCGGTCGGGTTATAGGTCTTGCCCTTCCCCGTGGTGGTCCGGGGAATGGGCTTGTCGTGCTTTGTAGCCATTACTTTTTCTTCGCCGCTGCTGCACGCTTTTCAGCATAAGCAATCGCCACCGCTTGTTTAACCGGCTTCCCGGCTTTGACCTCGGTCTTGATATTTTGCTTAAACGCCTTTTCAGACATTGATTTTTTGAGCGGCATGATTAGCTAGCGCCGTGGATCACAACGAAGTTGATGACAACAGCTTCCGTCAATGCGCCGCCGGTGTTGTTGAACAGACCGATGGTTGCATAGCCAGACTCTTGGTCTGCAACGTAGGGCCAATAAGAGCCAGGAGTGGTCACTCCACCAGAGATGCTGACCAACACAACGTCATTGTCGCTGATGCTGGTGTTGTTAAGCCGGAACACCACGTTAGTTTGTGATGCAAGCGAAGCGTTGTTCATCGTGATGCGTCCC